GCATCCTTAGCAGTGACAGTGACCTGATAGGCCAGTCGCGTGACTGCATCGGCACTGCTGGAGTTCGTCCATTGCAGCGTCACGTCCACATCGTCGGCACCATCCACATTGCAGGCTTGAACCTGCAGGATGTGGCGCACCTTGCCAGCGGGCACGGTGAAGAGGTCAGCGGCAGCCGTGGTGAGGGCCACGCCGACCACATCGGGAGTTGGGATTGCCATAGATTAAGCTCCTGTCCAAAGAGAATTCAGGGGCAGTTCGGCTGCCACTTCATCCAGATCGGTGTCAGAAGCCTTATCACTCAAGGCATCTGACAGCCCATCAATCTGCGAGATTTCGAACTGTTCACTTTCCAGCTCACTTAACAGGGTGCTAGCCGACGAGAGTGCGGTCTGGGCTTCATTCAGGCGGTCATTCAATTCCGATTGGGCTGGACCGATGATTTCGTTGACCCGAACAAGCGCAATTTCTTGCGCCTGTCCGATAGCTGCGTCTAGCCCTTCTTTGAGCACCTGCAGTTCGGCAACCCGCGATTGAATTTCGCGGATCAACCCGTTTAGGAAATCCGGGTCCAGCCTGGTTTCAGGACCGACCGGAAACAGTTCTGTAAGCGGTCTACTCATGCCCCCCCCCTTACGCGCTTGCTAGATCGTATCGCGAAGCAACCACAAACGGCGCGGCTACGTCATTGGTCCCGCCAACCAGCTTGAGCTGATAGGTTTGAGAGGGCGCGGTAAGAGTGAAATCCATCACGCGGCGAATATTGCCATTCGGCAGCGGGAAATCTGTTGAGGCGGACGGCCCATCGCTGTTGCCAGCGGCTTCGACTGTGGCAGCCAGAGTGTGCTTTCCCGCGTCCCAGGCCGCAATTTCCAACTCGACCCGCACAGACGCTGCAGCAGATCCAGCGTCCCGCACCTCTGACAGGTGCGTGAATGTGGAACCGCCTTTGTTCAGGCGCAACACAGTGTCAGGCAGCTTGATTGCGGGCATAATGTCCCGCGTGCCCACCATGACAAGTTGCAGCTCGACCGTCGCCGGGGCAGCTGCCAGGGGATGCGTCCCGGTCACTCGCTCGAGACGGTGCCAAGCCCCATCAAAGCGCACATTCCAATACAGCTCGCAGCCTTCCGGCACATGCTCTGTTGAGACGATATCAATATCGGTGATCCCGCCCGACAAGGTGACGGTTTCAAGCTGTACAGAAGTAAAGGCGACGTCGAACTCAGCGAAATACAGGCGCATTGCCATGTCGCGGCCCAAATCAACGGCCCATGCGGCACCGTCACCGATGAAAAATGCCCCATTTGTCAGCGCGTTGTCAGCGCGGCACGCAACCGCATAGTCTCCGCCTGTGACAAGGATTACGCCATAACGCTCGCCAGCGTTCAGGAATGCTGGAGTCAAAGTGACTGTGTTCTCGACGCCGGGGGCTGGGTCGCCTTGCGAAGCCTGTGCAGCCCCAGCGGCAATGCTGCCCTCGGCGATAATCTGTTTCGGGTCAGGCTCGCCATTGGGCGCGCGGCAAAGATAGACTTTGACACCATAGGTATCATCCACCTTGCCGAACCGCAGGCCAATAGACGTGAGCCAGCCGCTCTGTGCGTTCAGGAAGGTTTGCCCGACCAGATAGCCGCCCTGCGTCGTCGGTGTGATCCCCTGATAGCCGTTCCAGTATTTGATTTTATCGTCCCAATACTGCTGCAGGCGATAGTAGGTGACGCCATCCTCGGTCCACTCATCGGTCAGCAGATAGTTCTCGGTGCCGGTGTTGAACGTCTTGGTGAGATAATTGACGTTGTACTGCGCCGACTGCCAGAAATCGCTGTTGCCCGCGACCACCATTGACGGGCCATAGCGACGGCGACGTTGTGCGCCAGGGTAGATCGAAAAATCGGTGTTGGCGTATTGATAGTTCGCCACATTGACTGAGACCCCCTGGCCCCAAGTATCCACGCGCGCCACCTCGGCGAACGGCGGAAGGCTCCACCCAGAGCGCGAAGTCATGCGCGGATCGCCCGGGTTCAGCAAGGCCGGGGTAACGTCACCGCTGGCGGCAAAAGGAAAGCGCAAACCCTCCTCGATGCGGGCGTTATAATCACCGTGCGCCGTGTCGCTCTCGTCTTCGGTCAACATCCGGTCGAAGCCATAGAGCAGACCAGCCTCATCGATCCCAAGCGTATCTTGAAGCTCGGCGAACGCCCGCTGCATCTGGCGCACAGCCGGGGCGTTGATTTGCCCCACATCGGCGCGCATGGTTGCCATATCAGAAGCCAGCGTTTCGACCCGCGTGCCAATCGCCAGGCGGAACTTTTCGACAGATAGCATGCGAGCGTTCAGCCCCTGCAGGGTCGGCAGGCGATAATCTGTCAGCAGGTCGATTTTCTCGATCCCCGCAACTCCTAGTGTCACGTTTGCAATCGGCACATAGGTCGGATCAAGGGTCGGCGCGACCGGCGTTGCTCCTTCATTGCCAGCCACATAGGACAGAGACAGCTTGCGCAAGATCTCTGTTGGGATGGTTTGCGGCTCGACATTGCCAGTTTCGCTGTTTTTGAAAGAGCGCGGCTCGTGATTGGCCTCGACCTCGGCACCGGTGCCAACAATGGTCACAATTTTCTTGGTGCTGGTCGGCAGAACAGTCACCAAAGAAACAACGTCAGTGTCTTTATCCGGATCAGAATAGAACTTGCCGCCCAGCCAAATGCGGCCGAAATTCACCCGCACAGAGGTTGCACTTTCCTCGGTTGCTGCAATCGCAGTCCAGGCCGCATCCGGCCCGACAAGATCGAGGCCCAAGGCGTCGTCACCTTCAACCGCGAAGATCCCGAACTTATTGAGGTCGGCAAAGTTGATGAATTGGTTGAGCGAGTAAGGAACACGCCGCTGCGATTTGTTAGCCATTAGTGAAACCTCTTGATCATGTGTCCTGCGGTGATGTTGTCTCCGGCGCGCGGGGCATCGCCCGCCGTCACCGGTGTGAAAGTCGTGCTGTCGATAACGAAAACGTCGGTGCCGCCCTGGGCCCGGCGCACGGCATCAACCGCCCGCGACAAGAGCGCGTCGGCTTGTTCGTCGCCAAGGAAACCACCGGTCGCATCGCCATCGTTGAACAGGTCGTCGGGGCTTGCAGGGCGCGCTACATCCACGCCCAGAACCGCCGTCACCGGTTGAAAATTCGCAATGTGATCAGACGGCAATGCACCGTCCGCGAAATCCGGAACTGCAACCGAAGGATCGGCAAGGTAGGTGCGGCGATAAACGTGCTGCGCGGCATCGTCTGCCCCTGCGCAGATCCCTCCCAAGGTCACTGCATCATGATCGGCAAAAGAGGTCTGTGGCGCGGGCTCGAAAGGCTCAAAGACACTCTGGAACGGTGCATCAACTGTGCGGGCGCTCAGCTCTACCGGCTGCATGATCCCATCGGTTCGGAACGTCACCGAAATGGCTTGCCGGGCGATAGGATCTGCACCCGTATAATCGACCACCTCGGCGCCCGCGCTCGCCAGCGCGTATCCATCGGCAAAGGCGCCGCCCTCATCCTCGATCTGTTCAACCGCTGTGACAGAGGTAAACCAGCCGCCCCGGTTCCAGGCTTCCCGCTCGGCAGACAACACCGTCAGTGGCGTCTCAACACCTTTGCGCCAGACAAACAGGCGTTCACCGACCGCGCTTTGCGCTGGGTCCAGCGATATGAAGCCGCCGCGCTCGACCTCATTTCCTGCCAAGCTATCGCCGTCTGCAGTTGCTGCGTCGGATTCCAAGGTGTCGCGATATGGATAGGCGCGAAGTTGCGGCAATCGGCCAAGCCATTCGGCGCGCTGCGCCTCGGTCAGGCCACCGGCAAAGGCCAGATCTGACGGACCGCGCAAGTAGGTCACGTTCACGCCGATCAGGTCCAGATAGCCGTGCACCGCTGCCATAGTACCCTTGAGCCGCTGCAAACGTGGTGTTTCAGCAATCGCGCGGCGCTTGGTAACCTCTGGCCAATCCTCAAACCAAAAATCAACGCCCCGTGTCTGCGCCAGCCAGGGCAACAGATCAACCGGGCAAGTCCAGGCGTTTAAGGTGTCGGGCAAGCTCTCGCTACCCAGCGACCAGCGCGCACCGCTGACGGCCTCGGCGATGCGCATGAAGGGCGTTGCATTGTGCGGCAGGAGCGTTTCAACCATTGACCCGCTCCGAAGTGACTTCCAGGTGGTCTACCTCGATCAGACCGCCAGGCCCTGCAACAACATCACCAGCAGGCGCTTCGAGGCGCACCCGCTCCACCCCTTCGACGGCAGCAGCGGCGATCAATGCCGAACGCGGCAGATCCCGGCCCGGAGTTTTGCGCCGGGCAGTGACTTTTTCGATTGCGGTGTGCGCCCGTGCGACCAGGACCGATGGGTCAGGCCCAGCCAGATGCTCCAGCACTACGATCACGGCGACCGCCTGCACCTCAACCGGTTCGGCAAAAACCACGTCGGTTGCCTGGCGCACGTCCTCGCGATCGAGGTGCGCCTGAACGGTTGAAACCAGTTCAGGAGTCGGCGGGTTGACAGCTGCCATGATCGGCACCCGTACAATCGGGGCACCCGTCGAACGGTCAACATAAGCACCCGCGTCGGCGACCTTGAGCGAGGCTTGCAGCGCCTCGGCCATGTAACCACTTAGCCGCCCCCCGGCTTTCTGTTCAGCCGCCAGAGCGATGCGGCGCCGGTAGCGATCATCTGTTTCACCTTCGGCCCGCGCCAATAGATGCAAAGACACGCCCAGGGCGTCGAGATCTGCACCAGAGGCGAAGGGCAGCAGAGTTGAGAGGTAAGCGTCGTTCAAAGCCCCCAACGCCAGAAGCTCCCTATAAGCGTCTGCCTCCTGCAATATCATTGCGGGGTCGCTCTCCAATGCGTCGGCATCATAAGCAATGCCAGCCGCCGCCAGAGCCGCCCCCAAGCGTTCCAGCCGCTCAGCCAATATCTTTTCGAAATCAAGCTCAGCGCGGTAACTTGGCGGCGTCAGCTGTGACAGATCGATCAAACCATCCGCCATCACGCCACCTCAATTCCGTCGAGCGCCACAGCTTCACCGTTTGGGAGGTAAACCCCCTCAATTGAAATGGTGGCATGCCCGGGTTCTGTATGCTGAACGCCCACCTGTTCCAGCTGCAGACGCGGCTCCCACGTATCAAGCGCCTCATAGGTCGCAGCCATCATGTCGAGTTTTGTGGCGTCATTCATCGGCGCATCAACAAGCCGATACAGGCGGCTGCCATAGTCGCGCCGCATCACGCGGGTGCCGATGGGCGTGGTCAGAATATCGCGCACAGACTGGCGCAGGTGAGCCAGCCCGGAAATATTCTTGCCTGTGGATGCGTCAATGCCATTCATGGGCCAATCTTGGCTAAGCCCGCAGTGCTTTGCCTCTGGCGGTTTTTCTATCCGCCCGCGAAAACGTCACCAGATCCGCTGGACGCATGACCGCAGGAAGCGCTGTCACCCTGACGACAAACCGGAATACCGCCTGCGAAGACTGTATTGCTAGCAGATGACATAACCGGAGCGGCATGTGGCGGAATCCCATGCCCGGCAACTGCGCAGCCCAAAACCGCGATATTCGTGCCATTTACAAAGACGGTTGGCGCCAAGACACCAACCAAGGTGCCTCCAGCGGAGTCTTGAGATATGCGCGCAACTCCAGGCATCAGTTCAAATCAATCTTAGGGCCAACAAGCCGAATTCCGGCCGCACTGATTTCCAGAAACGACGGGCCAACCTGAATTTTAAAAACTCCCTCACTGTTGCTGCAGCCTGGATTACCCTCACTAAACACAGACCCAAGGATCACACCCTGCGCAGTCTCACCGGATTCAGAAAGAACAATGACCTGCTCACCTCCTGCAACCGGCGCCCAGACTGATATTGTGCCCGCCCGCTCTGCCAGCCATGGCAGCCATTCGCTTTCGCTCTCACCGCCAAAACTGACCCTGGCACGGGCAGTGCCCGCATCCACTGCCGTGACCACACCAAAACGGACAATGCCCTCTCTGGCCTGCTCATTCCGGGCTGCACCATAGCTCATTCTGCTGCCCCTTCCTGCTCGGTATATTCGGCCTCCTGGCCCGGGCCAATTGCGGGGGCAAAGCCAACCATGACCCGCTCCGGAACAACGCCCACGCCGCTCCAAACGCTCTCGCCAAGATCAATTTGCTGATCCCATTCAACGGCCCAGACCTCGAATTTATCAAAGGCAGGGTCAAACGCATCCGGCCCGATCACCGTGACCCTGGCTGGGTTCACATGCTGCCCCCAGCGATTACTGTGCACCAGAACCCCCAGCGCCCCCGCCAGCTTGCGGATCTCGCGTTTCACATGGTTCTGGCGGAAAGAAAACACCACTCTGGCAGCCCATTTTGTGACTACTGCCAGCTGCTCTGTGCCCGGATCTGAATCCGGGTCGGCTTCCATGTCGACCAGTTCAAGCAAGATCGCAGGAACCTGCAAATCCTTGCGGTCTGCGTCATAGTCTTCAACCGTTACCAGATCCGGGAACTGTGCGCGGATCTGGGCAAGAATGGCGTCATGCAGGTGATCGAGGTCCAGATTATTTGCCATGCTCAGTCCCTTTGGCCAACGCTATATAAAGTTCGAGACCGCACCTCTGCGCGGAAGTGTTTGAAAAAAACCTCTTCGATTTCGTCGAAAACTTCGTCCTCAATAAAGATCTGCGCCTCATCTTCGATGGGTGCGCGTTCTTCACGAATAGGCCATGCTTTGTGAGAAACCCGCCGCATGACGGTTCGGCGCCCTTTTGCATTCTTGGCGACAAAGGCCCCGGCGAAATCAAACCCGCCAAAAGACGCGCCACCAGCGGTTTGCGCAGCTCTGCCCTTAAAGGCAGAAACCCGCATGTCGTTTAACCCAAACCACATCGAGACTTCACCCATGCCTTTGCCTCGCTTAAACCGGAATCCTTGCAGGCGCTTTCGCAACTCTCCTGCGGTTCGGAGTTGCAGCTTTGTGCGCAACCCCTTGCGGGCGCGTGTCTTCATGGTTTGTGCCGTGCGGCGCAGGGCGCGAGAATAGGCATTTCGCAAGTCGTTTTCGCTGGCGTCGAACTCGTCACCAATGGCTTTCAGTGCTCTGGCGTCAAATTCAAAGCCAAGCATTGTGCTATTCCGTCGCCAGGCTCAGAACAGCCATGCCGGTGCCATCGGGTTGCGGCCCGGTCAGGAGGTAATAGGTTTTGCCACCGACCTGCACCGCGTCTTTGGCGCGCAGATCTGCCACATCGCTGGCCTTGCAAGTCACGCGCGGCATGAATGCGTCAGCCTCATATTCGCCGATCTGGGTGTTGAAATAAGGCTCATCAAAGATGCCTTTGATATCACGGGAAACGCCTCCCTGTGGCGTGACATTCACCGTTCTGGCGAAATCGTCAGGCTGCAGGAAGGCGTCGAGATTATCCCAGGAAGGCGCTGGCATTAGGTTTTCGCTGCAGCCTTTTTTGTGCCCTCGGATGACTTATCATCACCTTCGGATTCCGATGTTTCTTTTTCCAGGGTGATTTTGCCGCGCTGAATGAGTGGCGCCGCTTCCGCGCTGGTCAGCTGCAGAGGGGTTTTGTCACTGGGTTTGCGGATTTTCTTGTCCCAGACAAAGGCGCTGACAACAGTGTAAGGCTTGGTCACGGGTGCTTTTTTCTCGGTCATGTCGAGATCCCTTTTATGTGGTGAAAGAAACGCCACCCCGCGAGGTGGCGCCGGTGTTCAATCCGACTTAGGAGGCGTCGGTGCCGTAGCACATGCCTGCGGCATAGCGCAGAACGAAATCCACATCCTGCAGCGCGACAATCCGCAAGCGGCCACGGGTGCTATGGCTGTAGGGGTCAACCGTCAGATCCAGCCCCCCCCACATGCCAATCAGAAGATTGGCAAAGTTACCGTGGAACACATCGCCGTTTTGCACCTGGTTGGTGACCTCACCGCGATAGCCGTTGACCGTGTTGTCGGTTTCCCAGATCGGCGCACCATTGGAGCCCGCAAATTTCTGCGTGCTTTTGAAGTGGCCACGCATGCCTGCGTTTTGAACATAGGCCATCCGGTCAACATCGGCATTATCAGAGGCAATGGCACTTTCCATTGCAATCACCTCGGCCCAGGTCGGCATTGCAGACCCGCCGCCAGAGCCTGCGCCGCCAAAGTCGATCACATTCACCCCATTGGTGTTTGCAATCCCCAAGGGCTGGTCACCAGTACCGGAACCATAGAACCCGGCCAGGTCAATCGTTCCGGCCAATGCACCCGCCAGATCGCTGCGCACAAGCGCTTCGATATCCATGCTGGACTGTTTCAGGGTGCGGCGCGTGATCTCAGAATAGGCACCAACGGTTTTGGGCGAGAACTGCTTCTGACCAAGACCCAAGATACCCTCTTGGGCTTCATCATCTTCGCCGATCCAATAGCCCTGCGCGCCGCTTTCCTGCGTCGGAATATCTGGGTTTCCGGTAAGCCCCATCAAGGGAGTGCCCAGCGACAGAAGAATAGCGCGGTTGCGCAACATCTGAATAAAGCTCTGGGTCAACAGTGGGTTTGCAATAGCATTGCCGCCCGTGTCTGCAGAGGTCGCGGCACCGGTGCCGGTATTGAGCGGCGCACGCACCAGAACATCCATAGGAACCATGATGCCCTGGGCGTCCCGACCCATCGCCTCGGCAGCTGCGTCGGACGCCTCAAACTCAAAGGATGCAGCCTCCTGGGCCGCCCGGTCCGTTGGGTTGGCCAAAGCACGAACAGCCCGCAGAAACGAAAACTGGTCGGCCTCTTGTTCGTTCAGGCCAATACCAGAGCGCTCTGTGAGTTGGCGCTGCTCATTGCCCCGCTGGTGCAGGTGATCGAGCAGCCCACGGCGCATATCTTCCACACCCTGGCCGCCTGCAATCATTTCCTGGGCAAGGTCTGCGGCGTCATACTCGCGACCCAGCTCATTCAGCTCACGAACACGCGTCTGCTCTTGCTCACGCCCCCGGGCCAAAGCAGCAGTTTCACCTGCGCCTGCCCGCTCAAGCATTTCAACAACTTCAACAATATTGCCGTCGTCGTCCACTTTCGCCCGAACCAAATTGCCTTCGGCGTCACGGGTGATGATTGTTTTCATCTCGATTTCCCTCTGTTGAGTATCAGCGGGCAAGCCATCCGCGCCCGTACCATCCCCGGCAGTTTCGCCCGGTTCGCGTGCCTTTCCCTCTGGCGGATTTTCCATTTCCCGCCCCACGCCAACATTCTGGTCGGCAGGCACAGAAACGATAGAAATCTCGTAGGGTTCCCATTCGGTCATGGTCACCAGATTGGGCTGCCCCTCGCGCACCTCTTCCTCGATCTTGCTCACGGTGTAGCCGACCGAAACATGGCGCCGGATACCGTCCACAATGTCTTGAAAGATCTCTTGCGCGCGCGGGCTGTTGCCGAACCGGACCAGGGCGCGGCCAACAAGCTCATCATCAACCCAGCCTTTTTCGACCACACCGACTTGATCGTCCCAATCATGACCAACCAGGACCGCGCCACCATCATTCAGGCGCCCCAGCTTTACAGCTTTTCGCTTATGAGAAAGCACTTCCTCACCGAACCAGCGCGCAACCGGCGTGGTGCTGGAAAAGGCCAGCTCGACTGTGCGCGCCTCAACATCGACCGCGCCCACCTCAACGGTGCGCAGTAAGCCACGGCGCCCCCCGGCCTGCTCTGCATTGACCTGTTCGGCAGTGATACTGCGGGTCAGAGACCGGCCAAGCAGCTCTTGTGCGCTCAGTGGCTCTTTACTCTTCGTCGTCTTCACCGGGGGTTCCGGCTTTGGCGGTACTGCTTTGCTGGACATTGCCCTGCCCTCCTTTGGATTTTGCTGTGATCAGGGTCTGAATGATTTCTTCGGGGATGCCCTCGGCCCGCATGTCGTCAATGTCGGCTGCGATCTCGGCATAGACCTCGCGCGGATCCCGGCCCCGCTCGCGGATCACCTGGCCACGCGGCTTGATCAGATTGTCGATTGCCTCAACATCGGCTTTGACGTCTTTGGATGGATCAATCCATTCCCAGCGCCGCGCCTGAAACTGCACCGCCATGAACTTTTGCCGCTTGGCCGCTGGCAGCGGTGACCCATTCTCGAGGGTGATACGGCCCGCCAGGAGGCCATGCGACAGCCAGCGTTCATAGACCGGCAGCGCAAAGCTCTCGATCAGAGATTCCTGCAACTCTTTCCAGTGATCGCGCTCGCCCAGCATGCCGTGACGAATGCTCGAGAAATTGACCCCCTCGAGGTCATTGGACAGATCGTTATAGGCCACGCCCAAACCGCTCGCGACACCGCGCAGCATGTGCTTGGAGAACACGGCCATCTCCCCATTGGGATACTGGGACTCATCGCTTTTGATGCGGGCACCCGAAGGCAAGCTCTGGTAAACACCCGGCTCGCTTTCGATCTCAATGCCGTCTTCTTCGTCCTCGTCATCAAGATCAGGGCCGCGTCCCTCGTCCCACTCAATGAAGCCTTGCCGGTTGGCACCGTCACGCGCAGCCACCAGGGCGGATTTCTCAAACTCTCCCAGCTGGTGCATGCGCCACAGCGCCGTGGCCATCCAGGGCAGTCCGCGTTTTTGCCCGACAAAATCAGCCTCGAACCAATGCACGATCTCATCGGCCGGCACTTTCACAAAGCCGCGCCCGCTGTGGTGATAGTCAGCCTCATTCAGGCTTAGCGTGGTGAAGTGGTAGGCAACCGGGCGGCCAAGTTTGGTGTATTCAATGCCCGCGCGAATGAAGCCGCCGCCCGGCAATTTGTCTTCGTCCAGATCCACCGGGCAGCGCAACGGGTCCAGAACCTGCAGCGCAAACCCCCAGGGGCCTGCATCCCGCCCATAGACAAAGCGCACCATGAATTCGCCATCGGTGACACAGCCGTTGATCAGTTCCTTCTGGATCTGGCGAAAGGATCTGCGGCCCGTCACATCGCAGTTCCTGGATTTGCACCAGTCTTTCCAGGACCGCTCCAGAGCCTTGTTTGCCCCCTGATCCATCTTGCCATCACTGCTATCCTTGACCCTGGCCTGCAGAACCAAGCCCTGCTGCCCCACGATATTGCGGCGGGCACTGCGCTGGAACGCCTTACCATAGGGGTTATTGGCGGTCTGCTCACGAGATCTGGCCACCAGAACACGCCAGTTTCGCCGGATAATCTGATCCGCTGGCAGCGGCGTATTGGTCCACCCACTGGTGAGCCGGTCACTCTGTCCCGCATCAAAATTGCGCACCCCGCCCGACCGCCGCACCCGCGCCAGCATCGGCGGCGCCTTTCGGCGTGGTGCCTCTTCAACAGGGGCCGTCCGAGAAAAGATCTTGCCAAACATCAGAACCGAACCTTGTATCTGGGGCCAAGCCCGCCACCCTTGCGGGCGCGTTTCTGCTGGGCCAGCTGGGCGCGGTAGGTATCCCGCAGCTTCAACAACTCAGTCAGAGGCGTACGTTGCAGCGAGCGATTGTTGATCTGGTAGCTCTGCTGGTCGATGGTGGCCCGGTTCTCGATCACCGCCTCAACCGCATCGAGCACCCGGCGCACATGATCGCGCCCATCAAACCCAGCCCCCTGGCTGGCAAGATCTGGCGCAATCGTCACCTCGCCAGTCTCGACCGTGACCACATCGTCCTCAGCACTGGCCCGGATTGCATAGTGATACCGACCCGGCGCCCAGTCCGTGGTTGTCGCTGCAGTCGCGTGGAATTCGTGATTGTCCCCGTCGCCCGTGCGCGCGACTAGATCAATTTGACCGGGGCCGCGTAGGATCAGGCTGACGGCCCATTCCGGTGCAGGATATGCGGGCAGGCAAGCGATGGCCCTAAAGGTCACCCCTGCCCCAACTTCGCGGGGTATTGTGCTCACGTCTTCGCCCTATTCAGATGCCGCGCCGCCGCCTCTTGCCTTTGGGCTTCCACCGGCGCTTTTTTGCAGTCTCTGGCTTTTGGGCCGGTTCTGCCTCTGGCGGATTTTCCGCAGGCGCGACCTCGCCCTGTGGCACATCAGGCAAATCAATATCCTCGCCCTGCTTTTCCAGCCCCCGGATCAGCCGCGGGATATTCGGATTGAGGATTTGCAGCGCGGCATAGGCATAGACGCGGCAATCAAACGCCTCGTTTCGGGGCCGCAGATTGTGCCATTCGCGAATGGGAAAGCCCTTTAGGTATTTCGTCCGCAGGGTTTCTGCAGTGAACATCTGATACCAGTTCGGATCCCGATCTAAGGGGAAGTGATTGTAGCCCGGCCCCGGCTCAGAAATGCGCGCCCGCTGCGCCACCACCACCTTGGCCTCGTCAACGCCGACAGGAAACAGCTGAACAGGGCGCTGGCCCCGCTGCCGGGCCTTGCTGGGCATCGTCGTGATGGGGCGGCCCCAGCCACCAACACCCTTGATGGCGAACAGCTTGCGCCCAAACCGCTTGCGCGCATAATCATAGGCCGCCTGCGTATAGCCCGCCTCGCCCCCGGTATCGAGGCAGGCGGCAGAGATCCGCAGCTCAACGCCGGTTTCATGCGTCCAGGTTTCTGCAAGCAACTCGTCCAATTCGTCCCAGACATCGGCGCGCAAAGGATCACCCCACAGCACGCGATAGCCCAGCGACCAGGACTCCTCGCCCAGCCCCCAGCCGACAATCTCGACCTCGAGCCGGTCGCTCTGCATGTCGATGCCAGCCGTCACGACCCCCACGCCCCTCGGCGCCGGTGCGGCAAACTCGGTTGCTCGCGCCATCAGCACATCGGCCTCGAGCTTGTCGCCTGCTTCTTCCCAGGTCTCAGCCAGCGACACGTTGACAAATGTCTGCAGATCCCCGGCTGCCTTCTTGTCCAGGAAGCTCTGCACAATGTCTTTCAGGTATCTGAAACAGCTATAAAGTTCCGAAAGGTGATAGGAGGCGTGGCCCCGAAAGGGCTTCCTGGCAATCCATCCACCGCCCTGGCGCTCTGCATTGCGGATCGCCGCGTTGCGCTCGCCGTCATTCCAGACAGTCCCGCAGCCATCGGCCTCGCAGAGATAGGTGGCCGTTTCCGGCAGCTGCTGCCCGTCGCCATCTTTATCCCAGGTAACCTGGGACCATTTGAGCGTTTGCTTGTGCCCGCAATGTGGACACACCACATGGAAATAGCGCTGATCCCCTTGCTCGAAAGCCGTCTCGATCCAGCTGTCACCTTTGATTGTCGGCGTGCTGATTTCCAACAGCAGCTTCTGATCTCCAAAGGTAGCCGCCCTTTGCCACAACAGGCCCACCGGGTGCCCTTCGCTGGTGCGGTCATAGCCATCTGTCTCATCACAAACGATGAACGGCGCCGACCGGCCCCGCATCGTCTTGGGTGATCCGGACCAGCTGAACATCAGGAACCCGCCCGGGTAACTCTTCATCCGCTGGTTGTTGACGCCATCCCGGCCGCGCGGTTTGGCCAGGACATGCTGCAGCCCTTCATTTGCATCAACCATCGGATTGAATTTGGTCTCAAGCCAGGTGGTCAGATCGCCCTGGCTTGGCTGCATCATCATTTGCGACACGGGATTGAACCCAATGCGAAAGGCTTGCGCAGCGAGAGCAGTTTGAGTTTTGCCAACCTGCGCGCCCCACATCAAAGAGATACGGTCACAGCGCGGGTCTGCGGTCATGTCGATCACTTCGCGCTGGTATGGCGCGTTATCAAAACGCATCGGCCCCGGCACGGCATTGCCGACCGGGATTTTGATATTCGCCTCGGCCCATTCCGATGGCATCAAATTGGGAGGCGGTCGCAGATACTCCCGCGCATGCCGGGCAGCGCGCGTTACAGCGCGGGCATTGGAAAAATCAGCTCGGACGTTCACGCACGTTCTGCCTCCTGGTCGCCCTCACTCTCCGGGTCCAGCTCCAAGTCTGCTTCGTTGATCAGATCGCTGTCAGCCAGCACCTCGAGCCGTTGGTCTATCTCTTCCAGCAACACGGCTTTGAAGGTCGTCTCATCGGTTTCGCCAATCAGGCGCCGCGCGGCACGACCGGGCAGTACATTGCGCATGCCTGCGCGCACCTCACCAAAGGCTTTGACCAAAGCCCGCTCGAGCTGTTCAACCGGCACCACTTCATCTTTGGCCTTGGCAAGATCCAGCTCGGCTTGCTCGGTCTCAGCCGCCAGCTTGCGCAGCAGTAATTCGTCTTTGTTGGCATGTGTGGTGTGGCTCGTTTCAGCCCGGATATCATCCTCGCGCCAGTTGCGAACATCAGCAGTGTTGAATTGCCAGGCCCGGCCACGCCCGCCACGCTGCACAACAGGGCAGCCCCGGCGCACCCAGCTTTCAACAGTCGGAAGTGACACGCCGTTGATTTCTGCCAGTTCGGTACGGTTTACTACTCGACCGCGTGTTTTTTTATTCTTTACAGACACTTGAACCTCTGACGAATACCAAACCCTGTTGGCGCGAAAGGACGGGCAATTTGGTGTTTCAAAACGAAATACAACATTCGTTTCAATCACTTGCCCGATCTATATAAACAACAACCCCATGCCCCAGCGGCACGCACACATAATTTTCTGCGCCTACGACTACCCACAGGCCTTACCCCCCGGGGAAGGACCCGCGAAAAGGTCTGGCGAACAGAGAAAAGATCGAGGCTCCGATCTGGCGCGGCGTTGGCGCCAGCCATCCAACCAGGGCAAGCAACAGCAGCCATGCTGGTGGATCTTCACGCAAGATCAGCGTCTCCACTCTCTCGCTGCGAACCCCAGTGCGGCCTGCGCTTTGCTCTATGCTGCGCGCCTGCGGGCGAATGATGCGCTGATCAGAGAATTCGGCTGTGCCAACAGTCTGGGCATTGGTGCGACCCGCCTGCACATTGGCAGCGACATTAGGCCCGCCAGCGGCAAGACCTGCCAGTTTCCCAACAGGTGAGCCGCAGGAGGCCAAGACCAACAGCCCCAGAGCGAAGGCCCGCCAGTCCATCAGCTCAGACCATCCATGCACAGCGCCCGCTTGCTATCAGCGCGGCGATTTTCTAGCCCACGAACTCGCTTGCCGCCAGCGCGCACCCAGCGGTGTAGCTCATTGCAGGCCCGCTTGTATTGCCCGGCATTGGCGAGGCGCATCATTGTCGAGCGGCAGACCGGGCCAGAACCCACATTGAAGGCCAGCTCAAGCATGGAAGCCTGCACGCCAACTGGAATGCCAGGGTTTGTCATGCAGCGGCCAATCTCAGAATAAAACATCTGAACATCAGCCTCTAAGCGGTCAACGCACTCCGACATGCTGGCGCGCTGCCCCATCTTGACGCCGTGTGTATCGCCGAAACAGATAGTCGGCACACCCACTATATCCCGGTAGGCCTCAAACCGGACGCCCTCCCATTTTGCAATGAAGGGCGTAGCCATGGAGATTACCAGCGCCCCAGCACCAAGACCGACAGCCGTGCGCCTGCGCATTGCCCCGCTCTGATTGCGTCGAAAACCTTTGATCGCCTCAGTCAGCCCTGCCTGGGCAATGAGGCGCGCAGGGATGGCCAAGGCATTCACCACGGCTGCAGCAGTTGCGAATAGCAACGGATCGACCCCTAGCAGACCCGGAGACACAATCGAGACAAAGACCGGCACCGCAGACAGCAAGCAAGCCAGAGCAATCAACCATACCGACCAAGATCCGGTCAGCACAGATTTCCAGTTCGGTAACAGCTTCATCATCTGCTCCTATTGTGAGTTTGGGAAACTAGGGGTGGGCGGCATTGCGCGCCGATCCAAACGGACACGAATGTCCACCAGCGTTTCAAGAATGCGGTCTAGAGTGGCATCCTGGGCGCTGATCTTCTGCTCAACTTGCCGCAGTCGCGGGCTAATGCGGTCGAGCTGGTCCTCAAGCCGCTGGAAGTCGCCCAACGCAACTGTACGCTCTTCGAGCTTGCTAAGCGCCTTTTCGGTGACCGACATACGAGTACTGAATTCACCCCAGGCAAACGCCAGGGTGATCAAAATGGTTAGCAGGCTCAGGATTGAACCAAGCGAAATATTCTTGTTGATGATCGGTTGAGACATTGCTCAGTCCTTGCCCTCTTTTGGACAGGCTCGCGCATTACGTGTCTTTTGACCTCTGGCTGTTTTCTAGAAGGTGCACTATCCGTTGACAGCTCGAAATTCCCGCCTAGAGTTATCGACCATGGAAGCGCACACCCATAATGCAACTATGAGAAAGCATCTATGTCAGAAGAAAGCCGAGCATATTATTATGCGCTACAAAATATTGCGAGAGAGCGGACAGCCAATAGCCTAAACAAAAGACTGCTGAAAGATGGGGGGATTCAGAGGTGGGACAACCTGACGCTGTGTTCAATCATCGGTGACGATATTGGAGATGCTCTAGAATTTGCCGGAACAGAATGGGTGAAGCACTATGGCCCCGAGACCCACAATGGGTTCACGACTAGTTGGACCGACCTTGTTCACAGAAACCTCAGCGACACCGATCATTTCAATCTCGCAGTTTGGCAAAAAGTTGATGGCAACCAGGTGCTTGTAGCTCTCGCCATAGGAACACCATCCAACAAGAGAACTTATTTAACACTTAAGTGGATTGAAAGGTATTTCGGACATTCTTATCTAGGAGGCAGAGCCCTTTGGCCGATTTTGACTTGCGCAGAAGAGTATGCAAGACTTCTTGAATGTAAGAAAATATTGATCAAAGACCCAGTTGACCCAGCAAAGTATGAGCGTTACGGGTACGAAGAATTTGTCCATCCAGGCGTGAGGCTTGGTGGAAACTACTTAGGAAAGGATATGACAGATGGCTGATGTACAAAACAAGCCTGTCGTGAGCGACGATATGCAAGCCGGGATTCTGGCTGCGATGAAGCGCGCCGAGTCCGTTCCTGTGCGCGCGACCCTAATTGACGATATGACGAAAGAGGAATGGCTTAGCGAAGACGTTCACGACTGGGACATCAACGCTGGTTCTGAATCTTATGTCGATGAAATCGACAATATTGACAAGAAAGTTGAGAACGCGGCCTAAGCCCAGCTCTGTTAGATTGCTTATAAAGCCCTGGCATTTGCCGGGGCTTTTGTTCTTTCAGACGGACAACACTGGCGGTTAGCTTGGCGGTGACTGCCCCTCGGACGCAGGCAGCATCAAGCGCGGGCGCCAGTAACCCGCAAGATCCAACAGGGCCAGGACGGTCTTTTGTTCGACCCCTAGCTCTTGGCCAATCTCGGCAGCCGTGGCGCCGCCATCATTGAGCCGCATGGCGTGGTCAGCCAGATATGCCTTGCGCAGGCCGTGACAGCTGGGAAGTTCGACAATGCAATTGCCATGGCTGAAACTGAGGCGCGTTGCATCCTCATGGCCGATCATAGAGGCGATGCGATGTTCTTCGGTCATTTCGGACGGAATATACAGTGAACGCCGCCAACGGCGTTTTCCGCTCGCCCTTGTGCCTTCCACCAGCCGCACAGCATTGCCCCGGCCAATCACCTCGGCAATCTCTTCCATGGATTCAGGGAGGGGCACCCGCTGTCCGCGCCCTTCGGCAAATTCGGCCAATGGGTATCGCACCACCTCGGGCAGATCCAGCTGCTTGGCCTTCGATTTTGGTGCAGGTGTACGCGCTGCAGAACGCCCAGCGCGCTGGGCTTGTTCCAGCAGGCTGCGCAGCTGTCTGTTTTCCTCTTTCAGCTCCTGCTCCACGCCCATGACCTAGCCCTTTGCCTTGGTCACAAGGATTTCCATCCCCTGGGCGGCCAGGATCGCTTTCTTGATCTTGAACACGTCTGTTTCGTGACCCTTGCGGTCCTCGATCACTGTGATGCCCAGCGCGTTATCGACATAGACAAAATCTGCCCGATAGACCCGCTCTTGCTTTCCGCTGTCCGTCATTATCGGGCCATCACGCCCCATCAGTGCAATATCAACTTGGCGCTTTAGTCCGCATATCTCCCCTGCCTTCTGCAAGAGCTTCAACTCTTCCCATCGCTGGGCCTCTGTCTTGCTGTCATGGTCGATGCCGTCTGGCGTGGTGGTGCGCTGGGCGCCTCTTACCCGTCTACGGTCCTCTGTCGACTTGCTGACGTGCTGATCGCGGTACTGCTCTGCCGTCAACCTCTCTGTCATGGTTCAGCCCATCCCCAGCGCTTCTTTGTACATGTCGAGAACCGCCTCTTCTTCGGCGATATCGTCTTTGTCGCGCTTTCGAAGGGCGATCAGCTTGCGGAGGGCTTTTGTGTCGTATCCGCGCCCCTTGGCTTCGGCCATGACCTCTTTCTGTTGGTCCGCAATATCCTTCTTTTCTGCGTCCAGGCGCTCAAAGCGCTCAACAAACTGACGCAACTCTCCTGCTGTCGCCCGGTATGCAGAGTCCGCGGCATTGTCGAAATCTGGGTCTGCCTTCATAGGGGGCTTGCCCTGGCTTTCGCACTGCTTTTTATGGGCGCTCTTGAGGGCCTTAGCCGCGATATCATCAGAGGCGCCTGCCAGGGCCTCGACAATGGTCGCCCGGTCTGCGTCCTCTGGAATTGCAGCCTGCAGTGCAATTGCCGTGCGGATCGTCTCGACCGTGGCCACTTCGCGCTTTCCAATATGATCGGCTGCAGAAACAATGCCCTGCTCTTCCAGGCGATCCATCAGGCGGGAGGCCTTATTGTAGCCGATGGCAAGGTGCCTCTGAACAAATGAGGTGCTGGCCCTACCCTCCTTCACGACCAATGCGGCCGCACGGAAAAAGAGGGCGTCACCTTCGGATTTCAACGGTTCTGATGGGTTATCAAGCATTGCTGGTCCTTTCCGCTAGAATGGGATTTCGTCATCGTCGATGCTGTGGCCTGCATCACTGCCATAGCCCTGAGAGCCGCGGTCATAGCCTCCCCCCTGGCTGCCGCCCTGTGAGTGCCCAGAACCACTTGAGCCGCCATAACCGTCCTGCCCGCTGTCCTGTGACCCGTTCCGGCCATCCAGCATGGTTAGCGTGGCTCCAAACCCCTGCAGCACGACCTCTGTGCTGTACCGGTCATTGCCGCTCTGATCCTGCCACTTGCGGGTGCGGAGCTGGCCCTCGATGTAGACCTTGGAACCTTTCTTGAGGAACTGCTCTGCGATACGCACCAGGCCCTCGCTTAGGATCGAAACCGAATGCCATTCAGTGCGCTCGCGGCGCTCTCCGGTGTTCCGGTCCTTCCAGGTCTCAGAGGTGGCAATGCGCAGGTTGCAGACCTTGCCGCCGTTCTGGAAGTTCCGGACCTCTGGGTCACGGCCCAAGTTGCCGATCAAGATCACCTTGTTGACGGAACCGGCCATTATGCAGCCCAAGATTTCCGGCTGGCCTCGTTTTCCAGCATGGCTAGAGCTTTCATCGCTGCAACACTCATCTGCGCTTTCCTTCCTGGTCGGCTTTGAGCCGCTGGCCAGCATGCTTGAGCGCGCGGGCGATATCAGCGGCGTGGGGGTTTTGTTTGGGAGAGCGCCGGGCCAGCCCCTGCTGAATGCGATAGGCGCCTCTGATCTCATCCAGGCTGTTCAAACGCATGCGGCGCGGCACGGGGCCGATTGGGCCGCGCTGGGGCGCTCTCACCATGCAGTCACCAAGCTCTAGGTCGACGGTGACCACTACCTCGCCAAAAGTGACGCCGTGCTTGTCTGGGTTTGTGTGCTGCAGGCTCATACGTTGATCCCCGCAGCCCGGCACTGCTCGACGGTCACCAAACGCGCTATGATGCACTCACCAGCCTGGCTGGCCTTGATGGTGCGGGCCCAGGGCTTGCCAGCGATGATATCCTTGGCGCGCTCTTCCAGAACCTTCTGCGGATCGACTGCGGCAACGGGCTTGGTGACGTGCTGGCGCCAGCGCTTATCCTCGATCCAGTTCTCGGAATATTTGATGTAGCGAGACTGGTTGCCCTGCTGCTCGACGGCATAGGCCTTGGCCCCTGCCAGGATCTCGGCTGGGTCTGCACCATCGCCCAGCGCATTGCGAAGTGCATCCTGGGTTTTCTCGGTATCGCCCATCCTGGGGAAGGCATCGGCGAACTGATCGAAGAAACCAGAAAAATCAAAATCTGGATTGTGCGGGGCGTCAGCCTCGCAATTTGTCTTTTGGTCTTTCTTAAGAGAGTTGTTCTTTCTTAAGGGGCCTGATTTTCCCGCTGGCGGTGAAAACCCGCCCGCCGATAAACAAGGCTCACGGTGAACACCGTTTTCGGTCTCGTCACCGGGGGCCTTGTTTTCAGGCTCACGGTGATCGGGGGCAACTTCTACATTTTGCGTTACGTTCTCGCCTTGTTCTCCCGCATCTTGTGCCGTGGGTTCGTCGATCACTTCCCATTCGTAGCCGTCCAACTGGCCAGCAGCGTTCTGCTTTGGGCGAATGATCAGATACCCGGCAGTCTTAAGCTCGCGAATGATGCGCTGATATTTGTCTTTGCCGCACCCAAGAATTTCCATGGATTTGTTGCGATAGAAAACCCATTCTTCACTGCATGACATGATGTAACACAGCATCAGCCGCGCCTCTGCCGTCAGTGATGTGTTGCGAATAACCGAGTTCGGTATGGTCGAGTATCCCGACCGTCTCCGAACCCTTACAGCTTGGCTCATGCTGCCCTCCCGATGAATTCGGCTGGCCCGGCAAAACTCTGATCAAACAGATACCAGGCGCAGTTATCTTTTCCGGCGTGTTTGCTGCCCTCGATCCAGCGCACGCGCCCAATGGACACGATCTTGCGCAGGTGTGGCAGGTAGGGGGCGGCTTGGCGGGTATGGACCCAATCAGCATCGAACAGCAGCCACGTGGGCCGCATAGCTGAAAAGTGCAGGATCATCGGGTGAAGGATGAACCGCGACCAAGCCGGGTTTGTTATGATATGCGTGGCGCCCGTGGCATCCACATCACTGCGAGAGGTTGCCAGCGCGTCCAAGCGAAAGACCCGTTCGTCGCGTGGCTCGATATCACTGGCGACAACGCACTCGAGGCCGTAGCGCTCGAGGTGGTTCACCAGATCCAACTGACCCGCGCAAGGCTCCCAGAAACGGCACCAGGAGGGCAAGTGGCCCAGTAGAGGGACAACTGCTGCCTCTGGGGTGTCGTAAGTGTCCAGAGCGCGGCGTTTGAAGGCGCTACGCTTGCCCATGGCACCCACCTTTCATAAAAGGGTGGCAGTGACGGGAGAACCCGCCTCTGGCGCCTGCCTGCGCCCCAGTGACTACACTTACCGGCCCATTAGGGTCCAATCGGACGCGCCGGGTCCGGTTTGCAGTGCAGCCTTTTTGTTCCGCTGTCCCGTGATGTTCAGCGTGAAAGACTCCCGGCGCGTGTTCGGAATTGGAAAAAGTGCCAGAGGCGCGCGATTGAGAATCACGAAACCCTGCAATTCTTGAAAACCGTGGGATGCGCGACAGGTGTAGAGACCTGCCGCGCGCATTCATCCCACACACCAAAGGAGAAGATGCAGGATGAAAACTGTTGTCTGAAACCCTTACATGGCTTGCGCTCGCGCAACCTCTGGCAGATATTCCAGGCATTGAGAAAAGTTTTTGATTGCGGGCCGCACCTCGCACGCGCGACCCGCTACACCCCTTGCTTCGCAAACAAGAAAGGAGCGATCCTTGGAATTTTTGATTCAGAGCCGATCCAGCGGCAGCCAATACATCATCGGCGTATTTGAGGAAGACGGGAGGCCCGTCATGACTTGCACCTGTCCAGCAGGTGAAATGGGAAGTTTTTGCAAACACCGCATCGCGTTGATTGAGGGCGACTTTTCCGAAGTGATCCGCTCCACACACGACCCAGTAGAGATTGGGCCCGCTTTGGCCGGTTCTGAACTCAGCGCATCCATTTCGAGAATGCGAGACCAAGAACAGGCCATCAAAGCAGCCCAGGCTGAACTGAGAGGCATAAAGAAGGGCGTCGCCCGCCTGATGAATGGGAGCGACCGCTTTGCCCACACTTATCAGCTGTCCATTGATGCAAGGCCTGAAACGGTAGAAGACCAGATAGGCACTGGTCCGCTTGCAGGCACGACCATTGTGTTTACCGGGAAGCTTGAAAAAATGACGCGTGACGAAGCCAAAACCAGTGCCGAACAAAACGGCGCCAAGGTTTCTGGGTCCGTTTCCCGGAGTACAGATATCCTGGTGGCGGGCCCTGGCGCGGGGTCGAAAGAGCAAAAGGCTAGAGACTTCGGCGCTAAGGTGGTCACTGAAAGCGAGTACCTTGCTTTGATTGACTAGCAATCCGCTCATGCCGCCTGCTCCACCATTTCGCCAAAGAAATCAGGGGCAGACGGATCTGTAAGGATGACCAACAGCGCGATATGGCTGGCTGGGGCTGTTACCGCGCCCCACCAGTTGAGCGCGGTCTGAAAGCTCACGTCGCAAAACAGCGCCACATCGCGAGGGCTGGCAAAGCGCTGCCGGAAATAGGCCGACCAAAGGTCAGGCGCGCTCACTTTGAGCGCATAGGGCTCAAACTTATTTGACCAAGACTTTTGCCCAGCGCGCGACACATCCTGCGAGCATGGATAGTCGTTGTTCACAATCAGGGTCAGACGGGGGAGGCTCATGCTGCACCCTCCGCTGCAGGGACTGGCGCGGGATTGTCAGCCATATAGGCGCGGAGCCGTTCGGCCACGTCCAAAGTGCAACTCTTGCCATCTTTCAGGCGGTGATAAAGTCGACTGTTCCCAACGCCTCGGCTGGTAACCGTCGCAGGAGCGACTCCCCTCGAAGAGGCAAAAGTCTCAATCTCCAATATCAGCTGTGCAGTAATCATGCAGTTATATAGGGATTATTATCCCCACAAAGCAAGGGACAATCGTCTCCTATCCCCGGCAGCCAACAGGGAATATTGTCACCCCATGCCTTTGACATTCAGAGAAGCGCTCAACGGAGCAATGGCCGCATCAGGACTCTCGATGCGAAAACTAGCTGAAAAGGCTGGCGTTTCTTACGAGCAGCTGAAGAAAATCAATCAGGGAAAGACGCAAAGCACCAATGCAGAAGATGCTCTAAGACTTGCCGCCGCTACTGGCGTTTCACTTGAAAGATTCATGGCAGGCGACTTCCAAGTAACCTCAACCATTGCAATCGCTGGCAAAGTCGGTGCCGGTGCCCAGGTTCCCCTGTTTGACGCCTATGAAAAAGGCGACGGCCCCCAGGTCGAATGCCCGCCGGGCCTCTCTCCGCACGGCATTGTCGCGGTCGAGGTCGAGGGGGATAGCATGGAGCCGGTCTATTCTGCCGGGGATCTGCTGTTCTACACCCGCAACGGACACGACGCCGTGCCATCGGATGACATTGGTCACCGCTGCGTTTGTGAAGACGAAGACGGCATGGGCTGGGTCAAACAGATCAAACCCGGCGACGAACCTGGGCTTTTTCACCTCATCTCCCTAAACCCCGGCGCCAGCAACATCTGGAATGTAAAACTAAAGTGGGCAGCGCGTGTGCAGCTCCATTGGCCCGCCGAACTAGCGAAAAAGCATGATTCTTGATGCCGTCCGGCAACGCGCGGCAACGCCCAATTATTCACCCCAATAGACACGAGTAGCCAGGAAATGAACACTGACGACATCAACGCCGAAAGTTTCACCAAGGCAATATATGAAGAATTTTCTACGTCGAAACGGCCCCTTACGGTGGGCGACGCGGCAGAGATCTTGGGGCTAATGGCAGCGCAGCATGAGGCGAACCTTGCGCTATTCCAGCTCATCATGCGTGCATCACCAGACGCAGCATTTACGACAGAGATGACGCAAGCCAAAGACGCCCTCATGTTCACCGGGAAAACTTTTCATCGTGCGGTGACACACCTTGTCAAACTAGAAAACTCGCCGGAGGCGAGCGATGAGTAAGGGTGACAACACGATCATAGATATAACCGACAGGTTCACCAAAAGAACGGATGAGACCTTGAAAGGCGGCAGCGGAGGTGGCACATTTGGCCCTATGGAAGCACGTGTATCACGAATTGAAGACAAGATGGACCGCGTGGAGGATCGACTGACCACCATCGAGGTAACGCTCGCGCGCATTGATGCCAAGCTTGACAGCAAGGTAGACTACAAGTGGCTGACCATTTACGTTCTTGGCATCGCTGCCGTCATCATGCGCAGCGAGATTGCTTCTCTATTTACATCTGGAGCCGCACCTTGATCCACGCAGATCGCCTCGATGGGATTGACCGGCGCCTAGATCTCATCGAGGACAAGATCCCTTCGAAGTGGGACATGGCGCAAGTGATTTTCTTTGTAGTTGGCGCCCTGATGGCAGCGGCAATATTTGGGCCTCGGGTAGTTGCATTGATTGGGCCGTAGTCCGCCGATGCCTTGCCCAGACAAACCTATAGCGTCTTGAAAAGCGGCGGCGGCACGTGTGCTGTGAACTCCGTTTCCACCTCCGCGCATTAGACTGCCTTTCAGGGGCCGCCCCTCCCCCAACAACCCCGCTTCATGCGGGGTTTTTCTTTGTGCGCCTGCGCCGAGCGGCTACAGCAGCATTACCACCCGACCAGCGCAGGCGCATCAGGGACTAGCAGGCCCCAGCTTGCTGCGCGCCATAGGTGGCTTGGCTCTTGGTATATTGCTCTCCGGCAGAGGATGACAGCTGGTCGATCAGCCCTTTGCACGAGAATCCCATCATCTCCAAGTATTGCCTAGCTGAAAGAACCGCTTGGGCATTCCAATCTACATTCAGGCTATCCACCGCAACTGTAGCATCAGCGATATCATACCCTTCTCCGGCAGAGGACGAGAGCTGAAAAATAAGTCCCTTCCGTGAAAAGGCCGTGAAGTTCAGATAGGCCTCTGCAGATCTGACAGCATTTCGCTGCGGGCCAGTCAGGCTTTGTGCAGATGCGATAGGTGCGCTCAAAATCGCGCAGGCCAAGACGGCTACAGTCGTGAAATTCTTCATATTCTCAATTTTCTCTCATCTAGGGTTTTAAAATTGCGCTTCCTGTGAGGAAATTCGCCCATTGGCGCATGTGGATCAAGTGTTTTGACGCCGTGGCGCACAACTATTGCCAGAAATCATGCATCCACTACGTTGGTCGCGCCACCTATTTTTTTACTGCGATATCTCCGACTGACCTCTGCACTCAAGTCAACAATGGGGACTATTTTCCCCTAAATATGTTGACAGGGATTTTTGTCCCCTGTATGACTATCCTCATCAACCGATGGAGGATTGAATGAACGACATTACCAAAACCGCCCGCCAGATCGTCAGCGCGCCCCAGGATCACCTGCACGATACCAGCCTGTTTTCCGCAGCCTGGGCCACCATGAAGGCCGCTCGTGGCCAGGGCTTTGACCCGCAGCGCCTGCATCCCCAGCACCTGATTGGCCGCCCTACGCCAGCACCCGAGCCGATTGGCCAGACCCTGAACCGGGTTGGTGAAACTGTGCGCAGCTATGCCGCCAAACAAGGCTACAAGCTCCCACGCCACCATGCAGCGTGATCGAAACCCGCAGGCCAGCCAGCGGGCACCCCCGCCCGCCATATAGTCCCTAGGTCAGCGTCAGGAGGACGACGCCGGTCAACCTTTCGGAATTCCGCGCCCTCATCCCGACTGCGCGGAGTAGCGCGGGCGGTTCAGTCCTCCTCCAAAGTTCACCGCCCGCGCGCCAAACCCCAAGGTCACATTATGTCAGCACAAACACTGGCCATCGCTGCTGCAGAACTTGCAGCCACCCAAGGCCTTTATAAAATTCTGAAATTTCAGGATCTCGGCGGCACTCTGACCCCGCCCAGCGATGATCCATCCGATTGGTGGGAACCGGAAAACCTCACCCACCGCGCCGAACTGCACGGCATCATGGCGAGCGCCGACAACTTCTTTGACGCCATCACCGCCTGGACCAAAGCCGCCCATCAGGCCAGCGCCCGCAATCGCCGCGCCACAGATGGTCGCCCAGATTGCCCCTACAACGGCCAGGGTCTCGCCCCCGGCGCAACCCCCAACCCAGCAGCGTGAGCGCTGCACAGGGGCGCGGCAAGCCCACCACTCACGAACAACAGTCGCGCCCCATCCAGACAACAGGAGGCACCCATGCAGCAGATCACCCAGGACAAGGCCCCCAAGCGTTAACCCCGCAACCGAAAAATGGAGATACTCATGAGCGCCCCCCAACCAAATTGGAACCAACTGACACCAGAGCAGCGTGAGAAGTTGTGCAAAGCAGCGGAAGCCTACTGTGAGCCAGGAGGCCCAGAACCGGAGG